TCTATCCTTGTCCTGCATCAAACTGTTCCTTTAACCAATCAAAATCATTTATTAACCTAAGAGCATCAGGATTAGCACTGTTAGCCACACCATAAACCCTGCCAGCACGGGCGCCATTGATCGCATAGTCGCCAAAAGGTCTGTCACGCCCATAGTCCGAACACCACTTGCTAAGCCTTTGATCCGTTTCATCATCGTTCTGTCCCCTTATGGTTCTGCTTGCCAATTTGCAACACTCTCTAAATGCGCTCTTCCAGGTGCTGAATGCATCTGTGTTAAACGCTGTTATGTTACTTACTTGTTCCATTGCACGGAAACTGTCAGAAAGGCTCGTGGTCATGTCTGGAGTATTAGTATCCATGTTTAGCGTTGCTTCTCTCGGAAACAGTTTTACTCCACCGTATCCATATTCCAAATCCGTTATTGGATTTCTGCTGCGCCAAACATACACGCTCTTTCTTGCATTGAAATCATAGTAGGGTATCTGCATGTCAAAGTTAAAATCTTCCAACACGTCAGCATCCGCATCAACTATGTAGAACATGTCCGTGGTTGCCTTTCTTGCTGCTTCAATGTGTGCTTGGTGTATGCCCTTGACATAGCGTGTCCATTGTGCATGAGGTGCTTTTTCAAGCAATTTATTAAAATTCTTTTCTGCGTTTTCTTCGTGGTATGAAATAAATGCAACATCGTACGGAACAGGTTGGCTTGCTATCATATCCATTTCTTTTTTATTTGTGAAAAAACGATAGTCCCATTCTCTCTGTAGGATCTTAGCACGCTTGGGGAAAATGCAAATGCCATCATGATATAATCCGTTCTTAAACACATGAATGTATTTTTCGTCCCACTCCGGAATTCTATAATTAAATTCAAAATCTGGATTAATCGTGATATTATCCCAAACTACCCAAAAATGTTTTGTTAAGGATTTGTCTGCTGCCTTTTCAAAAGTATCACAGTTTTCTATTTTTTGTGCATGGGGTACTAATTGCTTGAACTTAGTCCAAGCATTAATGTTGATTTCTCCCTTGCTGACAAAAAATATATCATACATAAATTTGACTGAAGTATGTTTTTCCTAAATTAATAGATTCCTCATATAAATCCATTACATACTTGCTCATCGATGGATCTAAATTAGGATAGTTAAATCCTAGTTCATGTCTTAGTTCACTTCCTAACCACTTAATTTCTTGTTCAAGACCAAAACCGTCTTCGTATTGTTTACATTTTTCATTGTAAAGATCACGCAAACATTCAAAATCTCTAACCTGAACATGATCCCAGTCCGTACAGTTTGTAAGATATGTTCCTAGACGTGCTCCATATACAGCAAACAAACCATTTTCAACATGACTTCCAACTGTGCTCCACATTCTTAGCCTGTGCATATTGTGCCACCAAATACGTTTTTCAATTTCTTGTGAAGGAACTTTTAATCCGCCATCCAGTGTCATTTTTACACCTTCGCGGAATCCAGCACGCCATGCCATAAAGGGTGTTGCATTAATTACCGTGTCACTAAATGTTTTAGGAAAATTTCTATAACCATCTTCCCAACAAAAATCAACCTGAGCTCTTTCACTGTCTGCATTTTCATGCGTCTTCATATTAAGCACATGCTCTCTGTTCCACAGTTTTAATCCGCCATTTCCATAGCGCAGGCCATTAACATTGTTGCGACCGCACCAACTGTATGCACGAATGTCCGGATTGTCCATGTCTATTTCTATGTCAAAGAATTCTGGATATACAATGTTGTCAGCATCAACAGTTAAAACCCAATCAGTTTCTGATTGTTCTGCTGCTGCCTTGTGTGCATGATCTGAACCCTTTACACCGTGTATTCTTTTGGCCCAAGGCACTTTGTTACATAGATCAGCGTAATGCAAATCTGCATTAGGCTCATCGTAACTCAAAAAGAAAACATCAAACTCAACTACTTTTTTCATTTTTCCTCAATCATGTAATTTTTAAATAGTCTTCTAGTGTATACACTAAAATACTTTGGAATGTTTAGTTCGGACTTAATAACCTTATTTCCAACTAATTCGTTAATTTTAATGCTAAAGTTATCAGCAATAACATTAGGATCATTGTAATCAGTTATAGTAAAGTCTAATACCGTATCACCGTCCCAAAACATTTTTCTTTTTGCCACTGGCTGGTGTTCCTCATCTTGCTTATATGTTCCGCCATATTCTTCTGATAATTGTATTATTAGTGTATTACCATCAGCATAGTGTGTCAAGTGAATATCAGGCTTCTTAATGTCTGACCATTCCTTGACAATAATTCTATGCAACATATCGTCAATCTTGAATAGATCTTTTACTTCTACTATTTCTAGTTTTCCTTCATGCGGATCAACAAAACACTTGCTCATCCTTATATCACCAGATATAATTTTTTCAGCAACATCAGAATCTAATTCTATTACATTGCTATATTGTTTTTCATTAACAGCGTGATTAGGACCTACTGCTAATACCTTTCCTGATTCTGGATCAAAAGCAGCACAATAGACTACCGGCTCTGGTTTGTAGTTCTTGATCCACTCGTCAAAATCCGGAAGTTTTATTTTTTCTTCCATGCTATTTCCTCCAATATGTTTATTGTTTCTAGAGTGATCTTGTCCTTATCTACGTAATGGACAATATCAGTTTGTTCAAAGTTTCCTAGTTTTAATTTACCCTGTCTGTTAAAATAAAAACCAACATGATCATAACAACTGTCTGCAGGATAAGGCCACTTCTGTATCATTCCTTTCATGTGTACTACTCTAGGAAATTCTAAATGATAAGAAATTTCATCTGCTATATCTAGTATCTTAGCCGACAGTGCAAAGGCTTCGTCTGTTCCTACTATCTTAGGTTTATAATTGTTTAGGAATAGATTACTAAATTCCTTAGGATTCTTGATAATTTCTCTTTGCAAGTTAAAAAATTCTTTTGCTAACTGACTATCTTTAACGAAAAATGTGTAAAAGGAATATAAGTTAGGCAACTCGTTTGCTAAAAAAGTTTTTCTGTAATATTCATCTTTTACAACTTCTCCTCGATAGGTATAGGATTTGTTAGCAACATATAATTCACAATTCTTAATAAAATATTCTACCCAGTGGCTGTAATCCCTAAGGAACAGCATGTCAGCATCAAGGCATATCGTTTGGTCCCAAGGACTTAACAAGTCCATGTGAGATCTTCCATCCCAGAAGTCTGCTTCGTTCCATTCGATAATTTCATCAAATACCCATGTTGATGTGAATCCTTCTAGTCTTTTCTTGTCGTTGATTATTAATGCTACTTTATCGTATCCTTCTTTCTGGGTATTCTTTATGCTCAATGCAAGAGCATAAGCAAGCCTTGCATAATTAGTATCGTCTTTTTCTGATACAATCAATAGATATCCAAACGTCATTCTGCTAACTCCATCAACTTTTCGTAATTACGAACTATGCTAAACTTATTCATAACATGCACATCTTTATTATTAACAGAAGCAGCAATAAAATTATCTTTATCTGAAACTAAAAATTGTAATTTATTGTCAGATACATTGTGTAAGATATCCTTATCTGTAGTTGAAAATACATCAGGAAGATTGTATTCATTTACTTTCTGATAACCATTAAGAATGTGTTTGGCAATGCTAAAGGATATGTCATTTCTGTAAACTCTAGGATCAAATCTAAAAACATCAGCAAACATCTTGTATTCGGTTTTAATGTATTCTACTAAATCAAAAAACATTTTGCTATACTCGTTCTTCGTAAACATTACTGTTGTTGCCCAATACATTTCAACTCCAGTATCTGATATGTGTGAATCTAAATAACCTATTCTTTCCTTACCTATAATATCATTATATTTAGGAGACATTAATAAGTCACTATCGACATCCCAATACTCATTTAGATTATTTGATAGCACTAGATAATCCGTATCAATTAATAATGTTCTATCGTACGGTGTAAGATCATAAGCAGAAAATCTATTACCATTACTAAATGGTGCTGGTTTAATATTTTTACCGTCGGAAAAATTTCTCATGTTTCCATCTTCCGGACGCTGAGTAATTATTATCTGTTCAAAGATTTCAGTTGCTTTCTTAAGAATGTCCGATTCTTTCATCCAATCAACTGTTGAAGGATCAGTTATTAGACTTACCGGAACATCTAAATGTTTCTTTGCTAATTTTGCTGTTAGGAGGCTCATCAAGGCATAATCAATCTGCCTATTGTTGTGAGCAAATAGGATTATACCCTTATTCATTTGTTATACTTCCAATAGAGATTCTACTGATCTCGCTTTCTTAATCTTTTGATATTCTTCAAAATATTCATTGGTTGCTGTAAAGTATCTATCAAAAATTTCTTCTCTAAACTCTACCAAATTTTTTATCAAAATTGGATTTTCGTTTGCATCCAATATTACAACATCCTCCGATCTATCCTTGTATATTAACATTTCCACAAAGTTAAGAAGTGTTCTATCAATCTTGAAGACTCCTCCGTTATGACCGTAGGTTAATTTGGCTTCAATTTTTTCTTTAAGGGTTTTTCTCTGAACAGCAAATGTCTTTCTGTAGTTAGAAAAATCCAATGCTTTTTGGAATTCCTCTTGCATAATACCTCCTATAATTATAGTAGCATATTATTTATCGAGGGTTGTAAGGGTGCGAAAAATTAATTAGTGATAGAACTTATTGTAACCGTTGGGGTTTCTATATTAAAGTTACCAGAACCTGTTGGTTCCAAAACGCCCGACGCCTTGACTGTTTGTACTGTCAATGAAACTGTTCCGTCAACAGTATCCGGTCCAAATCCGCCTGGCTGTACTGGCGTTCCAGTTGCCGAACTTCCACCTAGTGGAAAATGGTTATCATTCCAATAAATCTGAAACACTAATTTTTTAGAAGTTCCTGCGCTGTTATTGGTTACGCCATCGTCGGTTCTGCAGGTAATTGACCACTCATTTAATGAATAGGGAGATGAAGCAACAACGTTACTCCATGTTTGTCCTGCATTCGTCAATCTGAAATAGTTTTGTCCATCTGCAGGAGTAGTTCCTGTTCCAGGTGTCGCTCCGCCAAAAATTCTCGCACCGGCAGTACTCAATAGTGTGGTCCATGAAGTATTCTGCGCTGTTGAGGAACCACCCGTTCTTGAACTAGTAAACTGCATGGAACTTCCTGAATTAAAGAAAAATCTTGCCTGTTCGCTATTTGTCCATTCGCAGGTCACTGTGCAGGCTAACTGTGGACTAGTACTAGATCCCCAAGCACCTGTAAAATTTTCTGTACCGTGATTAACCGAAACACGCTGTCCTGCAGGAGCGAGTGTTAACCTTGCTATATCTAACGAATTTGCAACTGAAAGCCAGTAATTAATAGGAGCATTGGCAGCATCATATCGAACCTTCGCTCCGATTGTTTGATCATTTATTCCGGACGGTGTTGAGTTATAGATATGTTTGTGTATGTTAATTATATCATAACGAAGTGCAGCATATTCATTAACTGTTACTGCATCAGAAACTGTTACTTGTGAACTAAAAGTGGTTTGTCCGTATCCGGTATTCGCAGAGCCAACGCCCATAATTCTACCAATAACTGTCTGAATAGCGTTATAATCATCTTTATCTATTTTTGTATTAATACCAGCCATATTTTACCTCAAACGTATTTATCGGTAAAGAATTACGTGACACTAATTGTTGACATGCTGTAAGAAGTTGGCGGATTTACTGTAAAAGGATCACCTGTTGGTTGTAATGTTCCTGTTGCCCTTAGTTCTTGTGCCGTAATTGTTAGTGTTCCATCTACAAGATCTCCTGTATATGGAGGACCTCCTGGTCCTGGATCAACGTAAGAATCTACCAATTCTGCCTGCACATAAACAATAGTTGCGGTTCCTGCAGAATTATCAGCAACATTACATTTTGCTCTCAATCTATAATTATTTGCACTGTATGGAGTACTAGCAGCAACAGAATAATATGTTTGATAAGAATTAGTTAGTGTATAAAAACCGTTTGATGCTATTAAATCTCCAACAAAGTCCTGGTCTCCTGCTGATAATAGTAAGTTAGTCCAAGCATTAGCCTGTGCAGATGTTCCTCCAGTAAGAGAACTTGATATTCTAATTGCTCCACCTGAATTAAAAAAGTATCTTGCTTCCGCAGCCGAACCAAATGTAATTGTAAGTTCAGAAGAAGCAGTTGTATTCCAAGTTGCTGTTGTTGATTTTGAATCAATCGCTGATATTGTATATTGACCTGTTGCTACGTCGAATCTATTATTTCTTAAGACGTCAGCGTAATAATCATAATTTTGATATGCGCCACTAGCATCGTCATTGATAGTGTCGGCTGTGCTTACTATAATTGTGCTAGGAGTGTTACCTGTTTGATGAATATATGCATTTACGATATCGTATCGAACTGCGTCCCAGTTTGTTTTTTCAATCAACTGCCCAGACGTAACTGCTGAACTGTAAACTGTTTGTCCGTAACCAAAAGTATTAGCACCCGGTCCTAGGACATCAGAAATTTTAGTTCTAATCGTGTTGAGGTCACTTGCGAAAATATTTGCCATTATAGAACTACCGCTTCAATCATTTTTTCAGTTTCGAGATAACTGTCTTGAAGGGCAATTCCAAATACATCAGGCGATGCGTCTGATACTCTAGCACATCCATTGTCAGTTGCTACGAGTCTGTCACCCTTTTTAACTTTTCCGACTACTTTAACTTGTAATCTTCCTTTAAGTGCTACAAACTGTCCGCCTGCTTGATGTGCGTTCATCATGAAAGCAGGTTGTGCTGAAATTACACCAAGTGCTCTGTCGCCTTCTTTGGCTTCTGTCACTTCCTGTGCTCCTCCAACCGAAACTACTGTTCCTGCATCATAAACTTTATCTGTTAGATATTTTTCTGCAAGGTCAGCATATCTCGCTGCTGTAGCAGTTCCTTCAAATAAAACTGCTTCCAAGTTACCAGAACTATCTCTCGCTGCAACAGTATTTGCTACAGGATCTGTATCTGCTACTCTATATGTGCCATCAACATCAAGTTTATCTGATTGATCTGCTGTTCCTATAAATTGATTAGCGGTGATGTCACCGTTGGAATCTCTTACAGGAATTGATGTAGTTAAAGGACTTGGAACACCAATAGATGGTGAAATATTGTTTAGTTGGGTAGCATTTGATGCTGTACCTGTAACGTTACCGCTAACGTTACCTATTAAGGTTCCTTTTAGTGTGGCACTTGCATAACCAATTTCCTTAGTTGTTGCATTTACCATAACTTGGGTATCACTTGCTAATAGGTTTCCTGTGTGTGTTCCTACTGTGTTACCTGTAACGTTACCTGTAAGGTTAGCATATACATCGCCTGCATACACATCTTTCCATTTTAAACTAGAAGTACCTAGATCAAATGTGTTATCTGTGCCAGGTCTGATACCACTTAGTGTTACCTGTAAAGATTTATAATCAACACCGCCATCAGTAACTACCAAGTCAATGGGGTTACCTAACAAACTATTGATTCTAGGTTGATCACCTGCTTCAACATACACAAATAAATCTTGTTGATCACCTACTTTAAATCCGTCATCGTCAAAGAAAACTGTAGTATTAAAATTTACTGATGACTTTGTAATATAATCTGATGCTAGGAAACCACCAAGTCTAAGTGAGTTTGATGCCGTTCCCCAATAAACATAATCGTTAGAACTAATACCGTTGGCATCTGTGTTGGCTAGCGTGACGCCTTTCTTAATTGCTGTAAAATCATCAATTGGATTGACTGAACTGTTAAGCGTGAATGCTGTTTGTGACATAATTGCCACGGTCTTTCCACCAGCCAATACCTTTAGAATAGAATGGTTAGTGTTTCCTGTATCCTTGACTACCTGTGCTGTAACACCACTGGTGCCTAAATCTGGTGATGCTTCAGGTCCAATTAGTACAAATGCTGCACCGTCATAAGCATATAACTGCTTGGCAGAAGTATCCCACCAAAAATCACCTGATCCTAAACCACCTGGTGCTGTTGCACTAGTCTCTGCTCCACTTGCAGACTTAAATTTTGTACCATCATAAAATTTTAATTTCTTATTTCCGCTATCATACCAAATCTGACCCTCTACTGCCTTGGGAGGGCTTGTAGTATTTGCAAAATTTTCTAATAAATGCAGGAAGTTTTCATTCTGCACCTCGCCGTAACCAGCATAATTCTTACCAACAAATCTTAAATCCGTGGTTGTATCGATGGTTCCGTCTTCTACAGACGTTAAAAATGTTCCGTTAAATTTATCTACTTGGTATGCCATTTTGCGTTTTTCCTAGTTCACTTGTATTTATCGTTTTTTACTTCATAAGCATTAAGCATGCCCAGTTACCTTCCGTGGAAGAAGCACTTATAGAGTGCAATTGTGCTAGAGAAAACTCTATTCCCTTGCCCTGTTCTACGGAAACTGCTTGATTATCTATCGTAATGCTGTTATTTGCTGTTAGGCTATATGCCACAATAGTTCCTGCTGATGTTGCATCCTGCCAAGCATTCATTTCATCTAAAAATCCTGTGTTTGCCGGAAATTTTAAAAAGTATCCTATAACTGCTTTGCTAATATCAGCCTCAGAAAAGCAAGCCTTAAAACTAGCTCTCTGTTCTCTGGTCCAATTTTTCCATTTCGAATATTCATAAACACTTAATTTGTTAAAACTGTTAGCACCTAATCGTGTGCTAGTTGATACAAAGTCCACACCTGATCTCAGTGTGTTCAATGTTACTAAATTATCCGAACTTAATGCGTCTCTAAGTGTATACATATTTCCCTACTCGTAAAGATAAACCAAAGAATATCTTTTGTTGTTTACAGGTGCAACACTATGCACCGGTCCTATTCCCTCAATACAAACTCCTTGTCCTATAGAATCCTTGATAAATTCATTATCGTCATCTATAAGCAATCCATCATCACTGTCTTGTAATGAGATTACCAAATTTTTTCTATAATAGTCAACATCTCTGTGCTTACCAAGGTAATCACCGATCTTGTATCTATTTATGGCTATCTCTGCAAGCCTATGATCCTCAAAAAAAGGAGCGATCGATTTATAAAATTCAATTATGTGCTTAGGCATTTGAGAATGCCCACAAAAATCATATGCACAGGTTGAACCGTCAACCTGTCTAGGAGTAGGCATCGATGATCTTCTGACCCATCTAGGTTCTTCAAGTTGTTCAGCGTACTCTCTGGCTTTGGTCGCTGTTTCCTTATCTAGATATTTAGAGATCACGTATGTCATCACCATATTCCTGAATAGCACCCTCATATTTTTCTGCAATTTCTGCATCAATATCTTCGGTACTCTTGTATTCAAATTGAGAATTTGTTCTATAAAATTCTTTTCTAATTCCGTTTACACGTCTAACTTCTGATATGAAGTCATTCATCTCTTTTAATTCATCGCAACTGATTGCATTTGCATCAGCAACCTGTTCTAACACACTTCCCAAGATGCTTAGTTGAGATTCCAAAGGATATTTTTCAACTATTCTATTTCTAGCCATAGTGTTTAACAGATCCTCTGTCATCAGAGGAGTTGCATTCACATCATAAATTTCATAACTGTCGTAGGTTCCTCTGACATTTTCATTATTAATGTCAATCTCAATTTCTCTGTAAAGATAGAGGTCATGATTTAACAAGGATTGATCTTCGATCAATGCCAAGACTGTTGTGAATTTCTTATTGAGTTTGTTAAACTGTGCTAGTGCTGATTGCCTATTCATATCAATATTTATCCTACCGTTATCCACGTGCCATTAGACTGTTTTTCAACGGTCTCTTTGTATCTATCGTATACAACTGCCTGGCCACCGTTACCGTATCTCGGTGCATTGTAAACTCTTTCATTCCAGAATGAAACTCTCGTTCCTGTTGCATAACCAGCAAACGTCGATGTAACGTTTGACAGTGTCGTTGCGCCTGCCCAATACGGTGTTGGAACTGTTGCAATTGCTGTTGCTATCGCACTGTCAACATACTGCTTTGGTGTTGCATGTAAATTTGCTGTAGGATTAGCATGCAATGTTAGGAAACCTGTCATGGTATCACCAGCAAGTGCTACTCTTGTGTTGTCAGTTATCGTAATGTTTGCAGTACCGTCAAAACTTACACCATTAATTGTTCTCGCAGTTTTTAATTTAACTGCTTGTGATGATTCATAAACGTTATCAACCCATACAGGTGGTGCAGCAGTTCCTCGAGATGCAAGAACCTGATCGGGAGATCCCGCAGGGAGCAGCGCGGTAGTTCCAGACGCAGTCTGGTAAGCGATAGAGCCTGCGGCTCCGCCCGCGATATTTGTAGCGGTTGTTGCAAGGGTGGCTGTATCAGCATTACCTTGTAGATCTCCTACAAAGGTATTTGCATGAACGTTGTCCCACTTTCTTCCACTCTTACCTAGATCAAGATCCTGATCCACGTTAGGAATGATTGCACCCTTGGCTCCATATCCTGCTAGATTCGAAACGTCTGGGGAAATTAAATCAACAACTGAAGTGTCAGTTCCGTCATTTGCGGTTAATTTTAAAATTCTGTTTGCTGTTAGATTGGAATCACTTCCTGATGCAGCAATTGTAAGATTGCTACTTACGGTTACCAATCCATTAACATCTAATTTGTTTAGGAGTCCGACTGATTCCAATTGAGAACTAACAATGCCAGCAGCCAATGCAGTGTCAGTTAACGTTCTTGCGCTGGCAGTTACGGTAATATCTGATTGGCCGTCGAAAGGAACACCATTAATATTGCGTGCAGTTCTTAATTTTGTTGCACTGAATGCATTACCAGTTAGCGTTGCTCCGACAAATGTTGTTGCTTCAACTATATTAAATCTTGAAGTTCCTGTTGATGCTGTAACATTACCCGTTACATCTCCTGCTAGATTTGCTGTAATTAATCCTGCACTAAATCCTCCGGATGCATTTCTTGCGACTATCTTACCAATGGAATTTGATGCCGTTGCATCAACGTTCCATGTTTGTTGTGTGCCGCCATCGAAATCAGTTCCAACTAGATAATCACCTGCAATCAATTTGTTTGTGGTGCTTGCCTTAACTGTAATGTTCTGCGTACCATCAAATCCAATGCCGTTGATTGTTCTAAGAGTATCAAGTGCCGTTGCTGTTGAAGCGTTTCCGTTAATGTTGCCCTTGAAATTATATGAAGTGCTTAGTGTTATTCCTGCATCAAGACTGCTAAATCCTGCAATGGCGTTTGAACTTGCTATTGTAAATGATCCTGTTGAAATTATTCCAACAACAAGATCACTAACTGTTAATAATATTACCGGATAGGTAATTCCTGTATCCGAAATTAGCGTGGTGCTTCTTGCTCTTGTCGTTCCATACCCTTCCACTGCCTCTGGTCCAATAAACACCCATTGTGTTCCGTCCCATGTGTGCAGTGTGTTGATCGGTGTCTTGAACCAAAATGCTCCTGCTGGTGGATCTACCGGAGGTGTGGCAGAAATTGCTGCTGATCCAACTGCGACCCACTTGGTGCCATCGTATACCTTTATAACATTAGTTGTGTTATCGAACCATAACTGTCCTGCGATAGGTCTTGCCGGTGCTGAACTGTTAGCAAAATTTTCTAAGAGGTACAGGAAGTTTTCATTTTGTGCTTCACCATAACCGATATAGTTTCTGCCTACTAGAACAAGACTAGAATCGGTATTAATGGTAGCGTCTTGTAGTGTAGTAAACGCTGTTCCATCACTCTTATTAATTACATATGCCATTTAACGCTCCTGTTCATCCTTATGGTAATACTACCTCAGAAACATAACTCCATGCTCCTGCCAACAACTGGAATGTTTTAATGATTCTAGTTGTTGTAATGGTAGGTGCAGAAATTGTTGCTGATGAAAACGCAACATTTGTGATTGCGTATGCTGTTCCCGTAGGTGTATCAAATTCTGCTGTGGTTTCGCTTAACAACGGATTAATATTCAAACTCGTAGTTGAATTTGAAAGTGTTGTACATAATATTCTTGCTATGGTACCGTTTCTGTATTCTGCCGGCGGAGCCAATGCTGCTAAAATGCTTGAGGCAATGTAACTGTTTGGCTTACCATCCGATAGGTCCATGGAGAATGCAAGGCTTCTCGATTCAAGTACATTATCAACATATTCTTTCGTTGCCGCATCCTGCAATCCCGTAGGATCTGCTAGTCCTGTAATTTTTGGACTGCCAATCAGTGCAATGTTACCCGTTCCGTCCGGTGCTAGTTCCAAATCACTATTTGAAATCAATGTTGTAATTCTAGGCTTACCACTACCGCTGTCAGTTTCTAATTTCATGTCAGCAGTTGGAGGTGTGGCACCAATGTTAACAACGTTCTGTGTACCAAATGATGTAACGCCCGGAATACTTGTAATTCCAGTTCCTAGGCTAGTACCATCGAGAACAGTTACTCCATTAATCTTAAATGCCTTGCCGGTAGCAAGATTAATGTGTTCCGATGATGTCCATGATTGTGCTGCCAGTGTCGGTGTTCTTGATGTTGCTGCTAATCCTAGATTTGACCAAAGCAACACGTGATCAACGTTTCCTGCCGGACCTTTAAGAACTATACCGCCGCCGTCGGCAACAGTATCCGAGTTAGTTGCGACATCACCTGTTTGTGCTAATTCAATTTGTTTGTTTTCAACTACTAAATTTTGTGTGTTAAGACTGAGAATGTCACCATCCTCAATTGTCAACTGACCTCTAATCGTTGTGTTACCTTTTATCTCGACATCGCCGCCCATGACAACTTCGCTTCCTGAGAATCCGTCATAAAGGCTAATTTTTCTATCCGCTGCATCTATGATAATTGCTTCTTCCTGAACAATACCCTTTCTTACATTAATTGTAAGAGTCTTATCAGATGCTGAGTTTGAGAAAAATACATTACCATTGCTATCAACTGTAAGGTTACCTTGGTCACCTGCGCCGAACACAATACCTAGGTCGGAGTTAATTCTAATCTGTCCCGCAAACTGGTTTGACGTATCTCTTCTTGCATATGTTGTTGCATCAACTGCTCCTAACTTTTCCGAGTTAGTAGCGGTAACGTCAAATTTCATTCCCGATAATGTTCCTTGATTGAATCCAGGCTGTATGCTTCCAGTAAATCCTTCTATTGCATTCTTAGGTGTAAATGCATCCTTACTAAAGATTCCAAGTAAAACTCCGTTGTTATATAATAATGTAATAACACGAGTTTGGTTCAATGAGTCAAGAATGCTTGAAACTCTAAATCCACTGATGCCCTGTGTTTCCGAATAATCAGGTCCTAACAAAATTGTAGTAGTACCATCAAAGAAGTATAGTTGTTTCTGCGTATCGTTAAACCAAAGGTCACCAACACCCAATGTTGTAGGCTGCGTGTTTGAAATTGTTGCAGAACTGACAGGTACGAATGCAGTTCCACTGTAAACTTTTAATTTGTTTTCGGTGCCATCAAACCATATCTGTCCTTTAATAGGATTTGTCGGCTGTGTGGTGCTCGAAAAGTTTTCAAGTAACTTGATAAAATTTTCATTAAGTGCTTCACCAAACCCGCTATAGTTCTTACCAATAAGCGTAATGTCTGTGGAAATAGTATCCACCTGGCCATCTGCTACTGTTGCTACAATTGTTCCATCTGTTTTATTAATTTGATAAGCCATCTATTACGTTCCTATTGTTTCGAATGCAGGTGGTCCTGATCTAATAATATAATTTATTGTTAAGTAAGGATTCATTATACCAACCGCAGAACCTAAAACAGTACCTGAAGGTTTCTTAATACCTCCTGTATCTGGTAGGTATTGTGCCTCACCTGGATTATTTGGTCCATTGTTTGATACTGAACTAATTGTCGGAGCAGTATCAACTCTAACTGCATAAAACTGTTCTCCATCACCTTGTAATGTGTGAGAGTGTTCCGGCAGGTTAGATAATGTTAATGTAACAGAACTTGATCCGCTTGACGCTGCTAATGTCTCTGGTTCTGTTCCTGAAATTCTTGCTGGAACTGGTGAGCCACCGCCGTTATCAACCGAGCCACCAACGTCATTAGGAACATTAATATTATTATCCATATTATGTTTACCTAATGCAAACCTACCTCTCAAATCTGGAACTCTAAATGTCTTACCTGCGGCACCATTAAGTGCAGCACTACCATTATATCTTGTTCCTATAACATCATATAGAGTTCTAAATTTTGCAATTTCAACTTCGCCGCCATCACATAATAGATAACCATATGGTGCTGTTGGTCCTGAGTAAGGTAATATTGCTCCGATAGGAACTCCTAAATCTCCAATAAATGTATCACGTGTTTGTTTTAAAAGACCAACTGATGTACTAGATCTTTCAGGATTGGCTCTGTAAACAAGTATTTGATCCTGTCCTGCTGATCTATTAGGTAACGGTGAACTCTTACTTGTAATGATATTCGCAGTTAATTGTGTGTTGAAAACTTTTGCATCACCGATACCATCAAAAGTAAATCCGCTAGAAACAACGTCTCCAGCCATTGTAAAGTTAGTAACGTTTCTAAGGTTAGTCGCTGTATTTGCATTACCAGTAATGTTACCACTAATTGTACCTTGAATCTCGTCAGCAATAACTGTTTTTGCTCTAATGTTATTCCATCTTAGTGCAGTTGATCCTAGATCATAAGTTTCATTTGCTGTGGGTAAAATATTTTTTGTATTTGTAGCACCGTCAACATTAAGATTTTGTCCTACTCTAACACTCTTCTTAATTGCGGCTCCGCCGTCTGTTCTAATGCTACCTGTGTTTAAATTAATAGTTTCAGTTGTGTTGGTTACTATTAAGGAACCAGTAAGTCCGATATCACCATCAACATCCAACTCGCTGTTAGGAGCAGCCACGTTAATTCCGACCTTGTCATCTAGAATTCTTAAAATTGTATCAGGAATACCATTTCTGTTTACCTGTAAGTCTAATGAGCTACCAGCAGCACTGTTATAAATTTTTGCTGAAGTTGCTGATGTTGTTAATTGGAAATTTCCATCAAGACCGATTGTTAAACCTTGATTGTTTCTAATGTTGAAACCAAATTCTGTTGTGTTAGTTACATCACTTCTTAAAAATTTAGCAGCAGCAATTTCTACTCCACCAATGTTTAATGCATCCGCATTTGAAGCGGTACCGATTAACTTAGGTAATTCTCCTCCTAAGAATATCGATTCAAATTCTAACTGTTCACTTGCATTTGCAGGAGTCGCAATATTTAATCCTGATTTAATCTGATCAAATCCTTTGATCTCAATTTTAGGAGTAAACGTATCTCTGGAAAGTATTGCTACAGGAGTGTCAGCAATATAAAATGTTAAAACGTTTCTATCAAAGTTATCCTGGTCAACGATCTTTTCAATTGCAGGACCATATCTTTTACCGTCAATTGCACTTTCGCTTGGACCTACTAGTAGCCATCTTGATCCTGTATAAATTCTTAATTGTTGATTAGTAGTATCAACCCACAATTCACCAACCTTTGAATTTGCGACCGACGGTTCTGTTGGACCTTTCTGAATGTTCGATGCTGCTTTCCAGTTTGTGTTATCGTATAACTGTAAAACACCATTTGTAGTATCGTACCACAATTGGCCTTCCACAGGATTAACTGGTTGGCTTGCTGAAGCAAAATTTTCTAAAAGACTTAAAAAGTTTTCAGCGATAATTTGTCCATACCCAGTAACGTTACGCCCTGGAAAAGTTAAACTAGTATCCTGACTTGACGTATTATCGAAAACGGTAATAGGCGACTTGTTTTCGCTGTCTGTAAAATTTACAATATATGGCATCTATTACCCCTCGTTAAAACCTGTTAAACTTTGAACTCGTATCGTATAATCAATTTGTAGTAGCCTGTTCAAGGATTTTTGCACAGGATGGAAAATTACGTGTGTTAATAATTTGCCGTCTCCGTTAGGATTATATGATTTTAAGCCTAATTCGTCAAAAACAAAGTTACCATCTAGATTTACACTATTATCAAATGCTTCCTGATCGTCCGGTTCACCATAATCTAGCAAACAACTTACAACGATATCACTGTATGTTGCTCCACTAACGTGCCTAATTTCCATTTTATTTCTAGTTGGATCAACGTTTGTTGTTGCATTTTGATCGATAACTTTTTTATATGTTTGATTGTATAAACTTGAATTAATACCAACTGTGTTTGGAGTAAGATACGTGATTAAACCTGTAGGATCAACTGTCGTACCTCCTGATCCAAACGCCATTTCATAAAGTGTTCCTAATCCCTGATTTGACAGTGATTGCACCATAGCAACGCTCATATTCTCATAGTGAATAGCATTACGCTTATCCTGGAAAACTTCTCCAGTTTCTGGGTCAAAAATCTTAATGTGTCCTTCAAAATGAAACCCTCCGGTCTCATTTACAGCAGGTTTAGGTATCTGTTTATCTTGCATGTTTTCCTTTGGCATATCTTTCTCTTCACGTTTCATAGTGTATTTATTCAGGTAACTTGGTACTCTTGGCAGCAATGAACTTACTAATTGGAGTATTGTTAGCAAGTAGCGTTACTCCAGCACTAGCAGTGTTTGTGCCTCTATCATACCATGCTTGTCCTGTCCTTTTTATCACAGTTATTCTAGTTCCAGCACTCGCAGGAACGGTTAATCTAATGTATGGATCGGTTCCATTTACTGAAAATTCCGCTTCCAATTCTTTATCTCCGCTTGGGCTTGTTGCTCCAATTGACTCGTCAAACACCGTAAGAGGTGTTTTTCTAAGTCTTTTTCCGCCCACAAACACTTCAACTATATCGCATCTACCATAATCCGATGGAATACTAGTGGCACTCCATGTACCTGTTGTGGACTTGTTTGGAACAAAATCCAGGGGTCCGATCAATAAACTACTTCCATCACTAACAAAATCGGTTCTATCCTGTGTTTCTGAATACGGTAAGACCTCCTGTGGTCCTAAATCTACTACCGGATCATCAATGCTGTGTAGTTCCCTAATCGATGTTCCTTGTACACCACGTCTTAGTTGTCCGAGGACATTCCCGGTGAGTGTCATATACTCAATTTTTTCTCCATTTATTTCAACAACTCCTGGAATATTTCTGTTTCTTATTGGTTGATATAAATTAGTAGCACTCGTTACCTCAATTGTTTGATCGTAGTAATTTAAATTCTTAGCAAGTTTAACTTCATTTTTGCTATAACGATTGTATCTATAAACATTTAACATGTCCTTATTAATTTCATAAGCACTAGGTAATCTGTAAATGTCAGCACCAAATGTGGTAATGCTAATCGTATCAGCATCCGTGTTTGCTGTTTCAAGGTATACAACTCCTCTAGGCAATGACACGTGATAATCAATATCCTGTATTAGTTTAATACCATTCTTGTAAACCCAAACATAATCAACTCCTAAAGGAACAAATGGTAGTTGATAATTGACCTTTCCGCCAACAGTAACATCGCTTACTATCTTCATGCTAGGATATTCATTAAACCAAGTAATAACAATTTCATCACCGCTAGTTAAAGAAACACCATCTGAAATTACAATATCGCCGTTGCTAATCGAGTATTCACTTCTTAAATCGTTTTCAATTTTAATTACATCGCCTGTGTTAAGAAGACCTGCTGTAAATGTTAATACTTTCGATGTACCATCGTAAACATAATCTTGAATAAATGTTTTTCTTTGACCATTAACAAAGACTTTTATGTTTGCAGAAAGAATTGCACCTGCAGATTCGTTAGGATCTTGTCCTAGCGTATAAGAATTAGTTGTTCCGTCATATATTTCGTATAGAGTATCAGGTCCTTTTAATTTAACATCATTAACTTCAACAATCATTGAAGACAAAGAACTCTCTCTTGTTAATTCAACAAAATTATCTAGATTATAATTTCTATCAACTCCGTTGTAGATTGTTGTTTGCTTATTCACTCTTATAATTGATAAATTGCTAGAATCAACGTCTGTTGAAGAACCTATTGAAATAATTTTGATTATAGAATTTACAGAAGGAACATTTCCAAACTGTACCAATGTTCTTCCAACAGTATCTACAACTCCGGTACTATTTGTAAACTGTACATCTGTTTCAGCACCGTTAACTGTAACGAACACATTGCTTGTTAATTCATAAGAAGCATTTGTTAAGAATAAACCTGTCTCACCATCTGCTACAAATTCTTGATAGTCTAACAACGAAACTCCGCCTAGTCCTATAGAAATAATTTCAATCTTCTTATCAGCATCAGGTGCCGTAATAAATTCTACAGTTCTATCCCCTACTATATCATAATCTGTTCCTAGTTCTTTTCTAATTCCGTCAACATAAACTATCACAGATTTCTCTTCAAAAACTTTCTGTCCGGTATCGAATATCGTTGTTGATCCGTCCGAAATAATAACTTTTGATTGTATCGGAGCAACACCGTCATTGGTTGTTTGATAAACTTTAATGCTAAGACTATCTAGTACCTGTCCAGGAATGTTTTCTTCTGTTGCAGGAACTTGATCGGGTCCTATAAATCTTCCGCCTTCGATTTTTATTTCTTCTGCTGAAATTCCTGAAGCAGTTATGTATGCTTGATCGATTGCCGATAAAGTTCCGCCACTTATATTTGTATCAACAATGTTAGGATCAGTAATTGTTACACTACCATCACTTTCCTGAGGTCTAAATATTAAAATATCACCGTCATTGGTTGTGATGTATCTTCCTATTTCAACAACACTCGTTGAACCGTCACCAATAAATGTTGGCATTTGTGCATGTGGATTGGTTTGAACAGAACTATCCCAAGCATCTGTATAATTAGGATCATCAATTCTTTGTACAGGAGGATTTGCAACAGACTCACTATACTGTAAGTTATCAATGGTTGGAAGTCTACTTTCGCCAGCACGCTTCAAGTAGATGTTAATTGATGTTCCGCTTGCTGGAACGTATGGAAGTGTTACTTCATTTGTGCTTCCGTCACATACAACGTAGTAATCTGCTGCTGACTCAACACTATCCCAACTGTCAGTAAACCAAGGAAGTGCGTCCCAACCTCCAGTTACATCAAATGTGGTTCCTTGAATCTGAACACCTCCGAAGTCAACTCCGGTCATTAATTGACTCAAGTCATCTCCTTTCATTCCTTCTACCGGAGCATAGTATTTGTTAATTCTATTAACTGCGTCAAATAATTCATCATTCTTTTCATAGGTTACTTTTATAACATCGCCAACGTCCGGTGCAACATTGAAAACAATTCTTCCTCTAAGAATATTAAAGTCCTCTGTACTATTTTTATAAAGACTAATAGTATAATCACTTCCTAAAACAACGCCGTTGTTTTTAGTAATAGTAATTTTTGACTTATCTCTGGTAGGAGCATATTTTAATTCAAATCTTGCTGTCTGCCCATTTGCTGTAAATGTTTGAGTGTCTGTAAAATTAGTATAATATCCAGTTTTGTTTATTCTGTCAAATTTAATATTAATATCAAATGTTCTAACTTTTGTTTCACCAAGAATTGCTACTGCTTTTGCAATATCCGTTGAACTACCATTACCACCAACCAACGAAATTGTAGGTGTCTTGGTATATCCTGATCCAGTCTGTATCATTCTAACACCAGAAACTTTACCATTGGAAACAAATGCCTGTGCAATCGCACCAGAACCGTTACCCTCAATTACTACTTTAGGAGCACTCGTGTAACCACTTCCTTGTTTTGATATAACAATTTGAGTAATACTATATCCGTTATTGTCAAGCCAGTATTTCCAAGGATAAGAATTTAATTCTGTACTAAATTCATTTATGGTACTAAACTTACCCAACTCCTGAGAATATACAGTTGGTAAATCAAAGTCTGTTGTTGAAATAGGATTGTTCTGAATAGAATCGTATCTACTTACATATTCTCTAACAGTTGTTCGATATGGTTTTACTTCATTGATGTAACTTTCAAAACTTTCTAAGTTATCGTTTTTATAATTATTAGTTGTTTTAAAGTCACCAACATTGTGTATAGCATTCAAGAAACTTGTCTTAAATGCCCAGTCAACATAAGTTTGTTCGTACATTACATATCTAACACAATTAAAGAATATTTCATTCCAATGAATATCATAATCCCCAACAAAAATATCTTCCTTGACTGCCTTAAATATATTTCTTAATTCTGTTGTTGGTTCTAAATCGTATAGCCCTGTGTCAAAGCTCACGTTATTATCAAAACCTACACCGCTTGTTGTGATATCGTATAATGTGTTAGATAATTGTATCGTTCCATTAAATCTTCCAACAAGTTGATAATTTCCTAAAGGAACATTACTAGTATCTGATAATTTTTCAAACACGGCCCAACCGCCAGATCCATATTCTTTTATTCTAATAAGATCACCGATCTCAGTAATGATCGTCGGTTCCTTAGAAACATCTGATATTTCCTTCGTCACTCTGGATGTAGGACCATATCCTGTTTTCCACCAATCAATATAACTCCAATATTTTCTAGTATCAAAGCCCTGTGATGAACTTCTAAAGAAAGATTTTCTAACATCATCCCAAGCATAGATGGACCAATAATTATTTGCTGTATTATCTGTTTCCACCAATACAGAAAATCTTCTTACGGAAACATTTGCATATGTATAATTTTTACCCGGTTTAGTAACGACAACAGCAATGATTCTTCCCTGTCCGTCGATATGACACACTGCCTCTGCACCAGTACCGTCACCGTCAATAGTAACAGCAGGTCCTGCATACACTCCTGCAATTTCTTGATCAAATATTTCTTGTGGTCTATAACCAAAGCCCGAATTAACAATGTTAATAGAACTGATCTCGTTATCTATAATGTTAGGAGAAAGTTGTGCTTGCTCCACTCTAACCGTACCAACAGTTTCTAAATCAATTAGTGTTGATACACTGACGTCATATAGATATAAACTAGTATCAGGCTGTGCATCAAATAAACTTAAATTGTCAAAACTAATAATGTTAGCGAATGGCTGTTTTGTAAGAATTCCATTGATTGTCTCTATAGTTTGTTTTAGAATTTGTTTTCTATTAACAAACATGCTTTGTCTTGGTCTGAAACCAACTCCAAATTGTTGTTTTGCAGGTATGGCAGGATCAGGAACTCTATTTCCTTGTTTGTCATAGCCTATTAAACTGTCAATCCATTTTGTTTCTAATTTCTTAGGTGGAATGCTGTCAGCAACTCCTTCAGTTAATAATTGATATTCATTATGGATTGCATTCTTAGCACTTCTGTCAATATAGTGTTCTATATTTAAAATTGTTGTATCGTTGGATACAATTGCTTTATAATTATAGAAAAATACTTTATTTGTATCAGCCAATGCGATATAGGTATTTCCAACAGTTGACGGATCACTAATCGATAGTGCAACAGATGCCGATGAAATCGTTCTACCCTTCATGTTTGAAGGAATTGTTGTCTTACTTTTTACCCAGTAATAATATTTTGTTTCAGTAACTAGACCCGTGTTTACATTTAAAAATTCTTTATAACTATAAACTGTATCATCAGGATATAATGGTTGACCACTTATTCCTAATTGTAATCCTTCGGTCGAATCTGCTACAGATGACCATTCACTCGGTAACAATGGTGATTCTACCCATTCGTAAACATCGATGCTAGAACCCTCGGCTTGTTTACCCCAGTTCGCTAATCTATAAGCAGTATCGCCTTGTTCATAATCTATCCACTTGGCTGTTGAAATATTCCACCATAACTTTCCAACGTTCTTATCGTACCAAGCAACACTTGAATCAACTGTAACTCCATCAATACCTACATTGTATGTTGCAGGATCATATGGTGTTTTAAATGATAATTCTCTTTCTGCTTCTCTTAAAATTTTTAGTTTAGCAGGATCATATACTTCAAGATCTTGTATCTTTGTGTCTGTTGTTGCATCATAAAGTGCAATTCTCTTAATAGATGACAAATCAACTTTATTTGTTTGTTGGCCGATTACTTCTAAAGAATTAATACCTAACTGTTTTCTAAACAGTCTAACCATTCCAACCGTAGTTCCGCTAAAATCTAATGTTGCTCCGTGAGTAGTTGGTTCAATGTAATCTGGCGATCCAACTAAAATAATATCCGCAGAAGCATGAACCGAATAACCAAAAGATTCGTTGAGAGAAAGATCATCTTGTAGTTTTTCTGCTAGGAAATATAGATCTCCTTTTTTCTCATAAACATAAACTGCTCCAGAATAACCACCATATGTTTTAAATGTTGTTCTGGAATTATCAAAGGATGTCTGACTTTCGTCAAATCTAATTGGTAAATTATATCCTGTATTATTTGCACCTACAACTATTTTATTTGTGCTAGGTGATATAGAAACACTTTGTCCAAAATATTCGTTTGGATATTTTCCGTAACTATCAATTTTTTGTTTTAATCTAAATCTATTTTCGCTAGAATCTGTTTCAAACTTAAAGATGTAAGCACTTCCTTGATTCTGATAGTTTCTATCTGCTTTAGGACTTGTAATTACTAAGGTATTACCGCTGTGATCGATTGATACAGCATAGCCTAATTGATCTCCGCTGTTAATGGTTTCCGTTTGTGCCAGATCACTAATTTCTGCTAATGAGTCTGCCGTGATAGTTTGTATTAGATAATAATATCCTAGTTCATTTTTCTTATAGATGAAAACTTTACCCACAGATTCTGACGAACTGTCGCCGACATTGACCCACGGATAACCGCTATCAGGTGCTTGGTTATAACTTCTGATTGAACTGTCAGGCCCAACTGCATTACTACCTATGTTGTCTAATCTATGATAACCGTTTTGATATTTTACAACATCTCCTTGGATGTATTCAAAGTTTGCCTGCCAGTTTCCTCTATAGTTTGCAAAATATTGTCCATCGGCTTCCACAGCACTGATTACAAGAGTGTTTCCTGTATAATCTAATGCAACAGAACTACCAAATTTATCTCCGGCTTTAATAAGTTCTGCCAACTGCGAATTAGTTAAAATTCCTGTTGCTAAGGTAGAACCATCATCTTCGATGCTAACACTTTGAGGTAAAGATGTTAACGTATTAATGCTATCTAGTTTAATCCAATCCGAAGACTCTATTGTAATTGTACTGCCGTCACCTTCATTATCTGCTAATGCTTTCCATAAATTACCAGCATAATATACAACACTATCTTTAGGATAGAATGTTTGTTGAGTTACTGTTCCTGTTCCTTCTGTCGGTCCTAAAGAAACAAACACCGTTCCCGGAGTATTGCTTGGAGCACCTACAAGACTAAAATTAGTAGTACCAGATGAAGTAATGGTGTAAGTTCTACCTGGTTTCATTTCAGTGGCTGCGAATGTTCCACCTGGTTCGTAAGTTCCTTTATAATCAGAATTTTGATCTAGTACCCAACCGTCCGTTGCATCATAGATGTAAGTATAAACTCTTCCCTTTTCTTCGCTTGCTCCTGGTGCAGAAACTACCATAGAATAATTGCTGCCATTTTTTGCAAGTGCTATCTTACTACCAAATAGTTTATCACCGTCGGCTCTTGGACTTACAAAGTTATCCTGTAATGTCCATTGATTACCAACATACCTATATACAGAAATCATTCCCTGCTGTTCGTAGCCTTCATTAGTTCCTGTCTCTAGTGCTTGTACATTTTTAACAATTTCCCAATCATCACTATAAACGTTAATGGTGCTTCCATCGCCGATAATAGAAGTATTTGCTTTCCATAGTTGTCCAGCATAAAGAACAATGTCTCCGGCTGAATAATTTTCTATCGAACTGAACACTCCTTGATAATTGCTTCTAATTCCACTAGCATAAGGAGCACCAATTACCAACCATTCGTTGTCAGGACTTAATGCAACCTCCTGTCCAAAGGTTCCAGTAGTTGTTGCTCTAAAGGAAGCAGGTGGTTCTAATATTTGTTTTACATCTAATCCTGCTGTTGTTTCTAAATAACAAACAACTATTCCAGAACCTGTAATTGAACTTAAAATCTGTTTTCTGACTTCAGCATAAACTACTTTTTTGCCTGCGTTTAAAGGTGTGCTTGTTCCGTAGTTGATAAGTTTCTTAGGAGAATATTGTTTATTTTTTTGTACAACTTCCCATAAACCGTTTTCATTTTTATCAACAAAAAGTTTTGAACCAGTTGATAGTAAAGCAAGATGTTCTACATCAATAGAAGTATAATCGTCAAATCTTGCCTTGGTTAGCAATATCGGATATTTTATAGAACTTGGTTCAAAACCTATTTCTGCCGTTGCTGTAGATATCTCAAAAGAAATATGAAATGCATCAACTGAAGTAATTTTTTGGAATCCAGTGATATCTCCCAAGTCAGTTAATCCGATGATATCTCCTACAGCCAGCCCGTGCCTTTTATTAAAAGTAATTGTGATTGTAGTTTTGTTCGCTGCAATGTCTGTCATGACAAGTTCTGGAACATAATTAATTCTTAGAACTGTCCACGAAGTATTGTCAAATGTTACCCAAATGTGGTCATTTTCATTGATGTTGTTTATGTCAATATTTAGAATATCATCTCTATTCTTTACAATGTATTTTACCTGAGTGTTCTTTACATAACCTGCAGTTTTCTGAACAACATCACTTGCTGTTGCATTAATAGATGTAGTATATGGTACAGGAGCATATAAGAAATCTGATCCGTCAACTCTATAATATCTATCAGCAAAATTTCCTTGTGCTGTTTCAGTTACAATAACCGGTTGTGGGTTTATCTTAAATTGATCAGTTTGTAATTGAATTTCAATATTATTTGACTGATCACTACCACCAAACTCTCCTAGTTTAAATGCCCATTCTTCTTTTAATTTAATTCCGTTATTTGCTGTTCTTCCTAATTTATCAAATACCTTAGTTAAAGAATTTGCTGTTCCTTTTTCTCTAATAAAGCCTTGATAAATTCTAATTGTGTAA